TGGTGTAGAAGTTCCTGCATCTAAGTAAGATTCAACTCTAGCGTTTGTAAAATATAGATTAGAACTACCTTCACTAACACTGTCAGTGTCAAAAGATATATTTGCAGTGCCATCAAAAGATGCACCATTTATTGTTCTAGCAGTTTCAAGTGCTGTAGCTGTATCAGCATTACCCGTTACATCACCTGTAAGGTTGCCTGTGACGTTTCCTGTTAAGTTACCAGCAAATGTATTATCTGCTGTAATGCTAACCCCTGTAGTCACCCAAGCATCATTAGCTGAGTTTCTAATCTTTAAAACGCTACTTGATGTATCTACCCATAACTGATGTGCAAAGGTGGTAGAAGGTGCTGTAGCACCGCTGTTGACTGTTACTATTGCAGATAAAGCATTGTTTAAATCTGCTCTAAAATCTGCCCCTGATTGGTTTGCTAAGTTGTAATCGTGTTGTGCCATATTAAGTCTCTGTGTTTTATTAGTTTACTATTACCAAGTGCTTATCGCCACCCTCTTCCATGTGTTTGTTGCGGTGCATACATAGATGTAGTTTGCATCGTATACTATTGTTCCTGTTGTACCCGTTGAAGTAGCTGAAGATGGTGTTCTATTTCTAATTCTTATACTGCTTGTAGTGGCATTAATTATTCCTTGCACACTTAGGTCATTATAAATTGTAGCATCGCCATCTATAACAACATCTACTAAATCAGCATCACCAGTTACAGTTAAATTACCATCAATATCAGTCTTTGGTAAATCAACGGATGGAGTGCCAACGCCATTGGCAGATACAAATGTAAAGGTTGCTATCGTGCCTGATGCTGTAGAGCCATCATAACCCTTACCCTTGATATAAAATTTTGATTCAGCACTTCCAGTTGTTGTATAGCCATTAGTCCAATCAGATTCTAGTGTTATAAAGTCTGCAAAGTAATCTCCAATAACATCATCTCCAAAAGTTAGTTTTACACTTCCTAATGCAGAGCTTTGGTCTTTAAATGTTATAAGTTTATCCGCTGAACCTTCTATGTATAAATTAACATCATCATCTCCACCAGTACCTAATGACCAGTTATTAGTGCCATTTGAGTTCCATAAAAATCTATCTTCTAAATCTAATCTAGTGTTGATTTGAAAAAAGTTTGATGTACCACCACCTGCTATAGTTCCATAGTCAATAACATTAGAAAGAGTTTCACTTCCTATTTCAACCTCAGTAGTTTTAACTGGGTCATCTGCAATGGTGAATGTTTTGGTAGATGCATTAGATTCAATGCCAACGCCATTAAAGGATGTGATACTAGCTTCATAGTTAGAACCTTTGGGTAAAAAAGCTAAATCAACCGAGGGTGTGTCTACAATTTTGCTAAATACGTTATTACTCGAACCATCAACAACATCAACCCTAAACTCTCTTACTGGAAAATCAGCGGGTTCAGTCCAAGTTAAAGTAGGTCTATTGATTGATGAAGCATCTGTATCTGTAAATACAATAGTATTTGCTTCAGGTGGATGTATAGCACCTATGCTTGGTGGGTGAGCTATAACTGTTCTTGGCTCTTGAGCTGGTACTTCCCATGTATAAACATCAAAGTATTCAATTAAACTTACAGATACAAGTCCACTTGCTTGTAGTTCTAATGCTTCTACTCTGCAAATTTTTACATTAAAATTTAGAGGAAAGTAGGTAAGGTCAACGATATCACCAACATTAAGTTTATACATCTCAGGGGTTCCTAAGAACTGCATAGTAATCTGATTTCTACTTCTAGTTAAAATGGCTTTACCCATATTATAAGCAATGTATGGGTCTGTGACGTAAGGAAATTCAGCTTTAATTTCTAGCACCTCACCATCATCTGAATAGTATTCAGGCGAAGCATCATGCAAAACTGTAGATGTATCTAGCTCGTACTTTTTATTGGCATTAAAGAATTCAATTACAACCTTATTCGCCCTTTTGTCTTTATTGCCATAGTCAACTGATATACCAGTATCAGCTATTATGTGGTCATCTGTGATACTAAATGTAGATGTTCCTGTATCTTCTATTTGTAATTCATATTTGCCATCAACGTAAAGAAAAATTCCTCGCATATTTGCAAGAAGCTCTTTAGCGTTATCCATAACATTCTTATTCGTATCAATATAACCATTACAGTGAAATCTTTTCGTTCTACCTCTTATTGTTCCAGCTTCATTAGTGTAATCTTCTGATAAAATATCATTGATATAAACTCTGTTCTCTTGAGTTTGGTCATAAAACTCGTAACTTGTACTATCCTTGATATCTGCCTCATCAATAACCAAATCACCATTTGAGTCTCTTATATCTAAAACCTCATCTATTTTATTTTGAAACCAATCATCATAATCATTGATAACAATAAAATCATCACCTGCATTTCCAGTCCAAGTAACATTCTGATAACTACCATTATAATAGGGCTGATCTACTAAAATATCACATTTGTCAGCAGCAGCACCAATAGTGGTCATGTTTATTTGTGATGTTGCTAACCCCTTACCATATTCATCATTTTGTATGTAGTCTAAGAAACATAGGGCTGGGTTAGATGACCATCCTGTAGAGCTATCTCTTGGGTCAAAAACTTTTTTACCTTTAACCTGTACTGTAATTTGTGGAACACCTTTATACATTCCCTTTTTATCGTAATCAAACGATGCAGCTATATAACAAATACCATTTAATTTATGTGCTGTTGTCCATTGTGAACCAATAGATGCTGAAAGCATGGGGTCTACTGTTTGTGAAGATGCACCATGATGTAGGTTAAAAACAAAAGAATATCTAAGGGCTGGATTTGTTCCTAAGTTACCAGCACTAGAATATTGATTGTCTCCAACTTGCGATGCAGTATTTAAAGGTCTGTGGTTGTTATAACCTGTTTGTCCATATCTATCTGAACCTACATACCCACCACCTTTGTAAATATTTCCATCATAAATGCTATTGCCATCAATCTCTATTGAATTTGGGATAACCTCATCACATTCGCCAACCGCTAATGCATATACTACAAATAAATCTCTTGACCTGTTTTGTGCTGTGTCCATATAAACAATTTGTGCACCAACCCTTCTGTTACCATAAATTATTGGTATCTTTCCACCAGCAGCAGTTTTGTTAGCTAAAATATCCTGTCCTTTAGCCAACATTTGTTTTGCTTGTAAAAACCCTTTAACACCTGTATATAAAGTGACTAAAGTAACAGTTGCATCAATATATGTTTTATATTTTGCATATGTTTTACCAACCGCAACAAAGAAATCTACTATAGCCTGCCAAACCATTAGCTACCCCACCTTACATCTGATTTTACCTGTGTAGCAAACTCTAAGCCCTTATCACCAGCATATTCTGATTGTTGTGACTCATCTGAGTAATGCCTACCTTTTGTTAAGCTCCAATTTGCCCAATGTGAGGAAACAGTCATTGATATGACAGAATTATCTATGTTTTCAGATATAGTTACGTTTCTAATTTTGCCTGTAAAATAATTTACGACACCTACCAAAGTTTCATTATCATCAAAATAGGCTAAATATATTTCCACAGTTTTGTCTGTAAATGCACCGCTTTGCACTAAATTCCTAACCTGATTGGTAACATTGGAAAACCCTAAATTTAATTCATTAACTTGCAGTTGACCCGTTTCAATAGTTGAGGATACTGTTAAAAAAGAACCACCAGCTTGGTAAGAATTAGAATCATAAGTAACATCTGAATACCAGTCAGTTAATCTTATTGTTGTAGATAACCCTAATTCTACAAGAAATGCTGTTTTAGTTTGTTGAGCAGAAACTTGAGTTTGTAATGCTGTTGATAAACTTCTAGGCATTACTCAATGACCTCTCTTACATCAAAAGAAATGTTATAAAAACCACTTATGTCTGTGGTGTATCTAATATCATTATTTTCAAGGTAAACATTAAAAAGTGGTTTGTTAACTGTAACAGCTTCATTGTCAGCAACATTGGCAACTAAATTAGGCTGTATGTTTACAGTAGCACCACCGCCTGTTGCAGTTACTTCATCTTGCACCATATAAACTTTTTTATGACCAGCAAACTTAATTAAGTCACCTGCTCTTAATGCATGATTAGTATGTGAAAAACCATCCATAGGTACAGAACTCGCACCTGCTGAGGTTGCACCATTAACAAGGATATCAGTTTCATTTTTGCTAGTGCCTTTGTTATCTAAAGGTGCTGCAATAGTAAAGTTTTCAAAGC